TATAAATGAATTTCGCGACTCGCTCGGTAAGCGTAAGATCATAATAACAAGATTCAAGAAGACACCAATAACATACCCAACGCAATACCAGAGCAAACGACGTAAAATTGACCGAAATAAAGGTGACGACTGTTCTTCGTAAAGCTCATCGCCACCTAGCATAGACCGCAATCCGTGACATATTTCATTAAGCTCACCGACTACTGAATCATCGTCAGGATGGACATTTGAATCTACATTGCTTGGTAAACGTGCACCGTTCCAATCCTGGACGAATTGGGAAACAGAGTTCTCCTTATCACAATCACAGAATGCAAAACCACATTTTGTACAACACTCATCTCTTTCATTCTTCACGGTGTTCATTTCGACCAATTTTGCTTGGTACTCATAATGGTCTTTTGACGCAATTTGCACCCACCGTAAGTACGTGTGGACGTCAACATCTACCATCTCCTTTCCTTCAAAGCGAATGGGCACCAAATTGTAATGGTTTTTAAAACTATTAGCCGTTTTTGGCGCACCAACATAACAAGATCGAACACTAAGTTTCCAAATGTCCGCGTCCCTTCGCATTCCAAAATTCGCTTTAACCTTATTGGAATCTAACATACCATTGGTTTGAAACTCATCACGCACTTTTACTTTTACGTGAAAGAATCGTCGAAGTACAGATTCAGGTTTCTCAGAGTATATTGAGGCTAACATGTCTTCCACATTGGTTGTAACCATAACGATCCACGGGTGCAGAGCTACTTTACCCTTAAGGTGTGCTTCAGCCATAGGTGCAAGAAATAATGCATTATTAACAGTCTGTATAAGGCGGTAAACGGGTGAAAAGTCCATGAATGCTGGTGTTGTGTTACCATGATCATCAAAAACGATCACATTAGTAGACGAGCGTATATTAGAAGCATACTTATCATTATCAGCCCATACGGCGACTCGCTCGTCCGAGACATCAATTCCATTATAGCGACCAATTGCTTCATAAGTTAACTTGTTCAAGGTAGTTTTTCCAACAGACGTGTTGCCAAACAAAGAAACTGCGAATGGAGATTTTCGTAAACCACCGCGTGTACGAACCTGAACAAATTCGTTTCGCCAGTCGCGTAACCTATCAAGTCTATCCATCATAAATTTCTTCTCAATCGTCATTGTTCGAGACATTTTGCTTACAACTTTGTCACCAAGGGATATGACTTTATCAAGAAGAACTTCATAGTCGGTCTCTGTTATATTGGCATGTTCTTTTAAATTCCCAGTCAACGAATAGCCATGAATATCACGAACTCGGTTATACGTCTCTTCAAATTTCTTCATATCTCCTTCGTGCGCAAAGAAAGCTGACACTTCACCAGTTTTGTATACACGCCAACCGCCTTCAATAAAGCCTATAGCAGTGGTACACGCAAGATCTAGTAAATCGACACAATTAATTTGGTTCTTATAAACGACAGGCTCAAAAAGAGTAAGCCTTCCTATTCTAAATGTCAAACTAGAAGCCTCACACATACCAACAGAAACAACATAATTCAAGAGCTTTAAAACGCCTTTAATATCCTTGTTTTCTTTATAGCGTTTCCAGTCAGACAATGCTTCTTTTAAATCACTGACCCATTTTTCTTCGCTTTCACCATTCTGTTCAATCATCAAGTTAACATGCCCACAAATTAATTCATTCCAATCTCGATCACTTTCCGGCCTCATAAAAGATTTCAGGTGGCCCAAAAGGGAACGTTGACTATGGGCTTGCGCATAGGATACCAAGGCTGCAATAACACCTGCCTTGTCACTACTAGAGCTTATACTTGCTTTTAAAGCTAGCAACAGAGTGGTTTCCCGCGCAATAAAATCGGGTGTTACGAAGGATGGCAAACGCATACCAAGTTGTTCCTCAAATGTCCTCCGTCGAAACTTAAAAGTTAATATCCACGTGCGCACAGCGCAACAAACATTTACACAAAAATTAACATCAAACATACAATTGAACAATAACAAATATATCAAATCCCACACAAAACTTGAATTGGGAATCATACACATACTAATCACTTTAACAAATAACAACCAACAATTACACGGCCAAAGTGACGGTTCTTCTGTTAGAGAAATCATCCTCTTTGGCTTACTACTATCTGTGTTGGGGTTAAAGGAACTGGGTTTTTGGCTAGTAGTAACTTCATTGCTGTATTGATGCTGAGGGGGGTATTAGCCCACACAGCGCCAGGTCTTTCCATTAACTCTACAAGAGAGCTCGATACTTTCCTTGCACGTTGTACCAACTCAAGCCTTCGCTAGTATCAACAAGGATAGCACTCGCTTTGCAAATCTGCATGGACAGATAGGATCAAAAACGAGCTGATTCAAAAGTCATTTTGTCAACAGATGGAATATAATTTAAATGCTGCTCCATACCGTCCACGTACATCGATGAACTTCCTTTACATATTCATCAATACCTCCAAACCCTATTAAGGGAAGCCTAGAAGGGAGTTCTTCCATCTTCTATGAGCAAAAGAAACTTTTGAATGGCTATTGTGCGACCGAATTCGCACGTGCCACAAACATATGTAGTCTGAGCCATTGGGAATCGCTTCATCCCTACGACAATAATTTCCGCGTTTTCGTAACGGGTTAGCGACGTCTGGTTACTTGCCTTTGGCGCCGGCCAGAATCGACTTTGGTATGTTTACTTCCTACCGAAGGGTCTCTGTTGATTACAGATCTTAACTCCTATTTCCTAAAATATGAGTAGTGAATTCTTTCTTTCGGAAAGGTCGATCATGTTTTCACATGATTTGGAAGCTGGTTTGACACTTCCGATACCTAATGGTCCCCGTAAACGGGGGGGGGAGTAAAGACTCAAAAGAGTCTATCAATCATTGTGCACGACATATACACTCATGATCTCCGGTAAAATCATCAAAAGACGACTTGGGATAATGTCATTTCCAAGATTTGAGTGAAAGCTGGTTTAACACTTTCGATACCTAGTCAAGAAAATATATAGTATACAAATACACATAGTCCGGAACACTGGGGCTGGCCCCAGTGCTCCGGCAAACGGTAGAACGGGGGCGGACCCCCGTCCACCAATTGTGTCTCCAAAATAGAGACAACTACATGAAATCCTCGCATACGCAGAAGCGTATACGAG